AAAGAGGATGAAGATCAACCAATTCTTTCAGTCAAGGTCGCATTTGGCGCATATCCGCCAAAAGTAGTTCTTGTAACTCCTAAGGGCCTTAACCAAATTGGTGAGGATGATCTTTCTATTCTGGATTGGGCAGATATCAAATCGGTGGATCTTACGATTCGCCCTTACAATTATGAAGTCCAAGGAAAGAAGGGAGTTAAAGCATATTTAAAGACCATGTATGTGACACTCCAAGAAGATCAGTTTGAGTCAAAATATGTTAACCCGCCTGATTCGGCCCAAGCATCCGTCTGTGAGCCAGGATACGAATATCGAGATGGTGCTTGTAGAAGAATTGAAGAGTAGTGTATAATGATACTCGATCTCTATGACCATCAGAAAAGTGCCATAGAGAAGCTAAAGCCCGGGTCAATTCTAGTTGGTGGAGTTGGCTCGGGCAAGACATTAACATCGTTGGTATATTTTTACGAGAAGATTTGTAATGGTAAAATTATGCAAAAAAACAGCGGTGATTATTCTCCAATGCACATAGAAAAAGATTTATATGTTATTACGACAGCAAAAAAAAGAGATTCACTAGATTGGATTAAAGAAGCTGCGAATATCTCGCTGAAAATAAAGGCCGTTGATAGTTGGAATAATATTTCAAAGTATGTTGGTATCAAGGATGCATTCTTTATTTTTGATGAACAGAGATTGGTCGGAGCCGGGGCATGGGTAAAATCCTTTTTAAAAATTACAAAAAATAATAAGTGGATATTACTAAGTGCAACTCCAGCGGATACATGGATGGATTTGATCCCAGTCTTTATTGCTAATGGATTTTATAAAAATCGGTCGGATTTTCTAAGGCGGCATGTCGTATATAGTCGCTTCTCTAAATTTCCTAAAGTTGAAAGATATTTGGAAATTCCAAAATTGATTCGACTTAGGGATTCAATTATGATTAATATGCATTTTAGAAAAAATACGGTTTCTCATGAGACTAAAATTTTATGTGCTTTTGATAAAGAAAAGCAAAAGCAACTTATGGTTGATCGGTGGGATTTTTATAATAATCTTCCAATTAGAGATATTTCGCAGTTATGTTATCTATTGCGAAAACTTGTTAATTCTGATAGAGACCGATTGCTAAAATTAAAAGCCTTATTCTATGAGCATAAAAAGATTATTGTATTTTATAATTTTGATTATGAGTTAGAGGCTTTACGGAAATTTGGCCAGGATAACGCCATTACTTTTTCAGAATGGAATGGGCACAAGCATGAGGATATTCCAAAGGCAGATTCATGGTTATATTTTGTTCAGTATATGGCTGGTGCCGAAGGATGGAATTGTACCGAAACAGACACTGTCATATTCTTCTCACAAAATTATTCATATAGAATAATGACTCAAGCAGCAGGTCGGATAGATAGACTAGATACCCCATTTATCGATTTATACTATTATATTTTTATTAGTAACTCTATTATTGATTTGGCAATTGATAAAGCTCTTAAAAATAAACAACGTTTTAATGAGAATCGATTCACCAAATTTTAGGCGCGGGAAAAACATATGCTATAATAGAAGGAATAAGATATGGTTTGCTAAAACATACCTATGTTATTTTTTTTCGAAAGGATCTTATGCAAGAAAATACTTTTCAAGCAAAATTAATTAATGAATTAAAGAACAGGCTTCCGGGGTGCGAAGTTATTAAAAATGATAGTAGCTACATTCAGGGAATCTGTGATTTGATAATACTTTATAAAAATAAGTGGGCAATGTTAGAGGTTAAAAAATCTAAAACATCTGCTAAGCAACCGAACCAAGAATATTACGTCGAAAAATTTGGAGCGATGTCTTATGCAGCATTTATTTATCCCGAGAATAAGGAGATAATATTACATGAACTGGAACGATCACTCCTCTCTTAAAGATGAACATGCGTTTTTATCTCCATCAAAGTACCACTGGGTTAACTATGATTCAGAAAAGTTAGAAAGTGTATTTCTATCGTGGCTAGCTATTCAAAAAGGGACAGAACTTCATGATTTAGCCTCTAGATTAATTGATCTTGGCCAGAAGTTACCAAAAAGTAATAAAACATTGAATCTGTTTGTTAATGATGGAATCGGTTTTAAAATGATAACCGAACATACTTTATTTTATTCTAATAATTGTTTTGGAACTGCAGATGCAATTTCTTTTAGAGATAACATTCTGCGCATTCATGATTTAAAAACTGGTAAAAGCGCTACTTCCATGAAACAACTTGAAATTTATGCAGCACTTTTCTGTTTAGAGTATGATGAAAATCCAAATGCTATTGGAATCGAATTAAGAATATATCAATTGGATGAGGTTTTGGTATATAGTCCAGAGCCCGAAGAAATTTTGTATATTATGGAAAAGATTAAGGACTTTGATAAAAGAATTCAACGACTAAAAGATAAGGAGTAATGGGCATGAGCGAATTAAAGCATATCGGTGTCGCCCGAAGATCCGGGAGATATCCTTGGGGCAGTGGCGACGATGGATATCAACGAAATTCTTCTTTTAGAGGTCGCGTTCAAGAACTAGCCAAACAAGGTTTGAGCCAAAAGGAAATCGCTGATGGATTGGGATTAACGACAACGCAGTTGAGAGCAGAGTTATCATTAGAAAAAGCGGCGCAAAGAAAAGCCGATTCCGCCTTAGCTCAACGCTTATCGGATAAAGGATATTCTCCAACTGAAATTGGTAAGCGAATGGGGAAAAACGAAAGTTCCATTCGGAGTTTATTAGATCCAGTGATGCAGGAAAGAGCTTTAATAACCGAAAATACCGCTGATATGTTGAAAAGTCAAATATCAGAAAAAATGTATTTAGATATTGGAGCTGGAGTTGAAACTCACATCGGTGTTTCTAGGACAAGGCTTAATACAGCTATAGCTCAGCTTGAAAAACAAGGTTATAAGGTCCAGTATATCCAGACCGACCAATTAGGGACTGGAAAAAAGACGACAGTCAAAGTTTTAACTAAAGACGATGTAGATTATTCGACTCTTGTAAAAAATAAAGATAAAATTAGAGGAATTACAGAATGGTCCGATGATGGAGGGCGATCATATCTTGGATTAGAACCGGTTATTAATATCAGTAAAGCTCGAATTGATGTTAGATATAAGGAAGATGGTGGAGCAGATATGGATGGCGTTATACAACTTCGCCGAGGAGTAAATGATATTTCTCTTGGAGAAGCAAAATATGCGCAAGTTCGTATTGGTGTTGAAGGCGGAAAGTATTTAAAAGGAATGGCCATATATTCTGATGATCTACCACCCGGTATAGATATTAGATTCAATACAAATAAAGCAAAAGCGGATGGATTTGATGGAGCTTTAAAAAATGTAAAAAATGATCCAGATAATCCATTTGGCGCAACCGTTCGTCAGAAACATTATGTTGATGCAGATGGAAAGGAAAAATTATCTGCAATTAATATTGTAAATGAGGAAGGGTCTTGGGGAACATGGTCAAAAACATTATCCTCCCAGATGTTATCAAAGCAATCACCATCTTTAGCTAAGCAACAACTCGATATTGCTTTAAAAATAAAACAGGAAGAATTTGATGATTATAATTCATTAACGAATCCTGCTGTAAAAAAAAGGTTGTTATCTTCTTTTGCTGATGAATGTGATTCAGATGCAGTTCACCTTAAAGCGGCAGCCATGCCGCGCCAAGGAAGCTATGTTATTTTGCCAACGTTGGACTTAAAACCAACAGAAATCTATGCTCCAAACTATAAAAATGGAGAGTCTGTAGTTTTAGTTAGATATCCGCATGGTGGTATCTTTGAAATACCAGAATTAAAAGTTAATAATAACAATCCAAAAGCCAAATCTATATTTGGAAATGCTCAGGATGCTGTTGCTATTCACCCAGATGTTGCAAAGAAATTATCAGGAGCAGATTTTGATGGAGACACAGTATTAGTAATTCCAAATGGAAGAAAACAAGTTCAAACATCATCATCCTTAAAAGGTCTTGCTGATTTTGATCCAAAAACGGCTTATCCCGGATATCCAGGAATGAAGCCTCTTACTGCTCGAAATAAGCAAACGGAAATGGGGAAAGTTTCAAATCTAATTACCGATATGACCATCAAAGGGGCATCTCATGATGAGATAGCACGAGCAGTTAGGCATTCCATGGTTGTAATTGATGCCGAAAAGCATGGATTAAATTATAAACAATCTTTTAATGATAATGGAATAGCTGCTCTTAAGACCATATATCAGGGTGGTTCAACAAAAGGTGCAGCAACTCTTTTATCAAGAGCTAATGCCGAGACTAGAGTTGAACGACGAAAAGATGCATATAAAGTTGATCCAAAGACCGGTAAAAAAATATTCACTCCTGCTCCCGAAACATATGTAAATAAAAAAGGAAAAGTTGTTGATAAGAAAACAGTTTCCAAGCAAATGTATGAGACCGATGATGCTTTTAAATTAAGTTCCGGTACTCGTATGGAGTCTATTTATGCTGATCATGCAAATGCACTTAAATCTCTAGGAGATAGAGCCCGTAAAGTTTCAGTTAATACCCCCCCTCTAAAGTATTCCCCTTCTGCTAAAAAAGTATATGCTAATGAAGTTGATTCTTTAAAAGCTAAGTTATCAATAGCAATTAGTAATAAGCCCCATGAAAGGCAAGCCTTACTATTAGCTAATAAAGTTGTATCTACTAAGCGTTATGCTAACCCCGATTTGACCCCCGGTGACATTAAAAAGCTTAAAGGTCAAGCATTAGCAGAATCTCGGTTAAGGGTGGGTGCAAAGAAGAAGAGTGTAGATATTAAGCCGAGAGAATGGGAGGCAATTCAGGCCGGGGCTATAAGTAATAGTCTTCTCCACCAGATTTTAAATAATACCAATTTAGATTTAGTCAAGCAGTATGCAACTCCACGCAACTCCACAAAACTCTCTCCCGCTAAGCTAAATAAGGCAAAGATCTTGCTTGACCGTGGGTATACATCAAGTGAAGTAGCTGGAATGTTGTCTATTTCAACTACATTATTAACAAATGCCATTAATGATAAAGGAGGATAACATGGATAAGCAAAAGATTGCAGTATTATTGACAACAATTGACAATCCATTTGATCCTCTAAGTCAATGGAACGAATGGCGGCGCTTTGATGAAGATCATGGCTACTATACATCAGAATACTTAGCAAGAATTGCGAAAGTTTCTGACGAATTATCTGATGCTGATTATCTTAAAGCAGTTGAAGAAGCAGTAGATAGTATTTGTAAATTAAATGTTCTTGGAATTTATAAAAAAATAGAAGTTTTCGAGTAGGGGACGGGGGTATCCTCAAAAAATACCCCCCCTCTCAAATCGCGGGCTCTCAAAAAAAACTCCGGGGGAAAAATTAGGGCCTCCCTTGGGTGCCTATTGCTTTTTTCATCTGGCCTTGGCTAGATCGGTGTTGGTGAGCACCGTCCTCCTTTCAGACAATAGGCACCTTATGGAGATCCTAAAAGTTCCACCAAACATTATGAAACATATTCAAAACTTTCCGGAAGGAGGCATAAACAATGTCGAAAGATACTAGAAGTAAACAACAACATTCCAGAAAATTGCCTCCGGCCAAAACCCCAGAAGCAAGAGAGAATCAATTAATTGCAATGGCGGTAGATTTAGCGGAAAGGCAACTAATGGATGGGACTGCAACATCTCAGGTCATTACCCATTTTTTAAAGATGGGTTCTACCAAAGAGAAAGTTGAAAAAGAGATTTTGGAAAAGCAGAAAGAATTAATTACAGCTAAAACCGAGGCACTTAAGTCTCAAAAGAGAATCGAAGATCTTTATGCGAATGCACTTAATGCTATGCGCCGATATTCTGGAGTTTCAGAATTGGATGACGAAGAAGATGACTAGAAACTATGAAGATCTTATTAGATTAAAAACTTTTGAAGAGCGATTTGATTATTTGAAATTAGATGGAAGTGCTGGAGTAGCAACATTTGGATTCGATCGATATTTGAATCAATACTTTTACACATCCTACAAATGGAGACAGGTTCGACGCGATGTAATTGTTAGAGATAGTGCTTGCGACCTGGCGATTCCAGAGCGTGCAATATTTGGTGCAATCAGAGTTCATCATATGAATCCAATTACTCTTGAAGATTTAGAATTTCAAAAGGATATTGCAATTGATCCAGAGTTTTTAATTTGTGTTTCATTGAATACGCACAATGCAATCCATTTCGGAAACAAAAAAAATCTTTTTGATTTGCCAAAGGAAAGAAAGAAAGGAGACACAAAATTATGGAATTAAAAACAAGAGCCATTGCGCATTATGGTATCTTAGGACAGCGATGGGGAATAAGAAAAAAGGAAGAAACGAAGGAAGAAACGAAGAAAGAAACGATAGATGATATAAACTCAAAAGATCGAATCATTAAAAAAGGAACTTCTTTGCAAACTGTAACAAATCGAGAAATTGATTTAAGCAAGGAAAGCCGGATTTATACTTCCTACACAGATTATGATAAGGCAATGTATAGGGCAATAATGCC